ACCATACGGATCAGTTGCACTTGCCCGCTGCACAGAGTGCGGAGGCCACGATGACAAGGTAACGGAAAATCGTTGCGAGGTTCACAAGAGAGAGCTAAATCAAATTGATTTTAAGGCAGTAGTTGCAGATGAAATTCACAGAAGTAAGGAACCTAAGTCTAAGGGTACTCGTGCGCTATGGGCTGCAACAGGTGACGCTGATATTAGATACGCACTTACTGGAACTCCGATCGCAAACAACGTATTAGATCTATGGTCAATTCTTCACTGGATAAGTCCTGAGGAGTGGCCAAGCAAGACACGCTGGATCGACCGCATGGTTAACACTATGATAAATGCGTTTGGTGGAATGATGGTTCTAGGTATAAAGCCTCACATGGAACCGGAGTTCTATGCCGCGTTAAATCCGAGAATGAGACGTATGTTAAAGGCAAAGGTACTTCCATGGTTACCTGAGATGATGTTTGAACGTCGTGACGTTGAGATGAGCACTAAGCAGAAGAAGGCTTATGACCAGATGCGTGACATGATGATCGCAGAGTTAGAGGGTGGCGAGGCACTTACCGCGCCTAGCGTACTTACACAGACGATAAGACTTCTACAGTTTGCAAGTTCATACGCCGAGATTGCGGCAAACGAAGAGACAGGCGAGATAAAGGCTGTACTTGCCGATCCTTCGTGTAAGGTTGATGCGCTTATGGACGACATAAAAAGTGGTGACTTTGGAAATGACTCAGTGGCTGTGTGTGCGGTATCACGCCAACTTATCTATCTTTTAAGTGCGGCGCTTACTAAGGAAAAGATCGAGCACGGACTTATAACAGGCGCACAAAACGAGGATGAACGTCAACAGGCGGTTGATGACTTTCAGGCAGGTAAGATTAAGTGGATCCTATTTACCGCACAGGCTGGTGGAGTTGGAATTACCTTAACTGCGGCAAGACGTTTAATCATGTTACAAAGACCTTGGTCACTTGTAGATCACCGACAGGCACTTGACCGTGTTCACCGTATCGGATCTGAGATTCATGACTCGATCATTGTTACAGACTATGTAACAGAGGGAACTATCGAGGAACGTGTTATCCAGGTACTTGAGACAAAGGCTGATAACTTTGAACAGATAGTTCGAGACAAGGATAAGTTACTTACACTACTAAAGGACGATAAGGCAGGAAACCTATGACCGAGCCAATACATATCTCAAACTCTGAGGTACAGACATACAAGGACTGCCGTCGCAAGTGGTGGTTAAGTTACTACAGACGCCTACAGCCAAAGTCAAAGCAGATGACAGGAGCACTTGCGCTTGGATCTCGTATTCACGAGGCGTTGGACATGTACTACTCAAAGGATATACCTTTACTTGAGGCACACTCGCAGTTAATTGACATCGACAAGAAAATTCTTGTTGAAAGTTATAGAGACACCTATGATCTTGAGTCAGAGGCTGAGCTTGGACGCATCATGCTTGAGGGTTACCTACAGTGGGTTGAGGAAAATGGAATTGACGCAGAGCTAGAGATGATATCTACCGAGGAAATTATCTCAATGCCATTACTTGATAACAGCGTGGTGTTACAGGGAAAGATCGATATGCGTGTTCGTCGCAAGGCTGACGGTGTGCGTATGTTTCGTGACTTTAAGACCGTCGGTGGATCATTTACAGACTTCTCAAGCATGGCACACATGAACGAGCAGATCCTTACTTACATGATGTTAGAGACAGCGCAGAACAAGGAGGGTGAACGATCAGAAGGTGGAATCTTTACGATGCTTAAGAAGGTAAAGAGATCTGCCAACGCACGTCCGCCGTTCTACGAGCAACTTGAGGTACGACACAACGTATTTGCACTTAGATCATTTTGGCAAAGAATTCATGGAACACTTAGTGACATGTTAAATACACGTAAGGCACTTGATGAGGGAGGAGATCATCGCTTTGTTGCGTATCCTCGTCCTTCACGCGACTGCAAGTGGAAGTGCCAGTTCTTCACCATCTGTCCGATGTTTGACGATGGCAGTGCGGCTGAGGCTGCAATTGAGGACGCATTTGAGGTTTCTAATCCGTACGCATACTACGGAGTAGAAGAAGAAAAGAAAGGCAGTGCAGACTAATGCTACGCCAACTTACTAAAGAGATGAAAGGAAACAGTGATGTCTGACGTACAACGTTCGTTGACTATCATGGTTTACGGTGAATCAAAGGTTGGAAAATCAACCTTTGCCGTTACCGCACCGTATCCACGTCTCATGCTTGACGTTGAAGGTGGGCATCGATTCCTACCTATAACCGTAAAGTACTGGGACCCACTTAGAGAAGAACCACCAGTTGCCGATGGCACCTGGGACACAGTTGTAGTTAACGTTCGTGACTACGATGTAGTTCTTAAAACATTCCAGTGGCTACAAACTGGAAAACACCAGTTCAAATCACTTATCATTGACTCAATATCTGAGCTTCAGGTAAAGTGTATGGACTCAATCGCAGGAACCGAACAGATGAAAATGCAACAATGGGGCGAGTTATTACGTCACATGGGAGCTCTATTACGTGATCTACGTGATCTTACAATGCACCCAACGCAACCGCTAGAGGCAGTTGTGTTAACAGCAATGGCACGTCCTGGAACAGACGGTCGTTCACGTCCGTACCTACAGGGACAACTTGCAATTCAAGCGCCATACTTCTATGATATTCTCGGCGCGGTCACTGTCGAGACAATGCCAAACCCAGATCCACTGCAACCTCCATACAAGGTTCGTCGTATGTACGTAGAACGTACGAACGAATACGAGGCAGGAGAACGAGTACAAGGAAGACTTGGAAAGATAGTTGAACAAGAAAACCTTGGAATCGAACGCATGTTGGATATGGTGTTTGGTGAAAAAACAAATGCAACAACTACAGCGAAAGGAAAATAGCCAACAATGAGTACACTTAATTGGGGCGATTTAGTAAAAGACGCCGGTGAAGTATCGGCAGGATATGATCCACTACCGGATGGCGACTACGACCTTGTTGTAGTTGAAGCCACAGCAAAGGTATCACAGTCTGGAAAGACAATGTTTGCCATAAAGGCACAGGTACAAAACGGCGCACATGCAAAGCGCTTAGTTTGGGATAACCTTGTTGTAACTCCAGATAACAGCGCAGCTCTCGGAATGTTCTTCCGTAAGATGCACGCACTTGGACTTGGTCGTGAGTTTTTCTCAACCAACCCATCAAACGCTCAGATCGAGCAGGCAATTCGTGGTCGTGCATTCCGTGCACAGGTCTCATCTAGAACCTGGCAAGGCCAGAAGAAAAATGAGATCAAGCAATACTACCCAGGTGTAACTGCAGCAGCGTCTGCACCAGCACCTGCGGCTGCTCCGGCACCTGCACCAGCACCTGCTCCTGCAGTTGCAGTTGCGCCACCTGTAGCAGCAGCACCACCAGCATCTCCGTTCTAATCTAAGTAAGTCTGGTTTGTCACCTATTCTGATATAGTCTAGGTGACATTCCAAATCTACTTAGACGAAAGGTAGTGGATTATGAAAGTACTGATGAGTGGTTTTACCGCGTTGCAGATCAACACGGAAAAACGTACGATTCAAAAGATTGATGTGCCTGCTTCTATTGCTCAGGCGTTACGTGAGTCAGGTCATGACGTTGACTGGCGTAAGATCACACCTGGTGAGGATCTGTCCTCATATGACGTTCTATGGATCAATCTTGCTCCTCTAAATTCACTTAACGGACGCCAAGGTGCGATGGGTGCTTTATATGCACTGTCATCTGGTATTCCCTGCGTAGGATTCTTTGATGATTGGCAGTTTAACACTGTATTTAATGGAGCACGCGCGTTAATTCGTAAACCACAGATGTTATACAAGCATCTTTTAGTTGGAACCGAACATCGCGGTGACGAAGGCGCAACATACTTTAGTCGCGCGGACATCGAGGCTGCGCTTGAAAGAATTAGGCAGGTAAATCCAGAGGCCGCAAAGAAATGTTATATCGAGAGATACTACATGATGGATAACGATGAAAATATAAAACCTTGGGAGAAGCGTCTTGTTCAGGCGGCAACAGATCTTATCGATACACGTTGGGCAGCAGGTATGGTTCCTGTTTGTCCGATGTACTCGTTTGGTGATCGTTCAATAGTTCGCAAGCGTATGCCAAGTGACGTTGGTCTGATCGAGGCACTTGATCCGACGGCAACCGTTGTTCCTACGATGCAGGGTGTAACTGAACTTGCGGCGACAGAAAAGAAACGTGCATGGGTGCTAGGCGCACTTATGCCACATGACGGCTGGCTTGAGCGTAAGTCACTAACGTGGCCGGTTGAGATCGTCGGAAGTCGTAAGCTAATTAAAAAACTAGGCGGACAAAGGTTTGACACGGAGAAGGACGTACTTGAGTTCTACAACAACCACTGGGGAATTCTTTCTCCACCATATCCACACGCCGGATCAGGTTGGTGGCGTAGTCGCTTTTTATATGCGGCGCACGTTGGCTCAATTCTTGTTACCGACAAGGGCGAGGGTGATCCACTAGGTGATCCATATAAGCTAAAGATCGCGGACGTTGAGAAGATGTCCACCGATCAACTAGCCGAGGCTGCACTTGCGCAACGAAACGCGCTTGCACCTTACATTCCACCCTATGACAAGTTTGTTGAGCACTGTAACAGAATTATTGAACGCGCAGTTGCAGAGGACAAGGGCGTTAAGCTTAACGCAGATGGGACACGTGCATGAGTAAGATACTAATAACAGGAATGTCGGCGCCACACGCATCAACCGATGCAAACAGACGCTCACTTTCATTTGCCAGTCTACTGTCACATGTTTTAAGCGTGCAGGGACATGAGATAGTTCAAACGGATCCTGAGATATCATGGAGTGCGTCTGATCTAGATGAGTATGATCACGTTCTTGTTGGACTAAGCCCGCTTACCAGTTTAAGTGCAAAT